CACCCGTCATCACCGTGCCGTTGCTCTGCAGGTTGATACTCATTCCCAGCATGTGACGGCTGCAGGGCTTGGCATCGCTGATAAGCCGCTCAAGCTCCTGATAGGTTTCCTCGGTAATCCCCTGTTCCTGTACGCCAATATCCAGGCGAAACGTGCCGGGCGCTTCACCGGTTTTCCACCACTCCAGCACGCGGATCAGAAAGCCGAACGGCTCCACCACGCGGCGCACGGCGCTGATGGTGCCTTTGTGCTGATGGATGTAAAACGCATCCATCACCACGCGGCGTTTAACGGTTTCTGTCCAGGCCTCGTCCCAGCGGTCAACCGAAAATGACCAGGCAAGGTAAGGCAGAAACCACGCGGGGCAGGCGGCAGGGTTCCAAAGGTCGCGCAGCGGGACGTTCAGCCCGCTGATGCCGCTGCACACCTCTGCAAGCCTTCGCTCAAGCGCCGAGGACGCGGACGGTAAAAGGCTCTGGCTCATCCTTTACCCCCGTTATCGCTGGCAACGGTAACGGCCACCGCCGTGCAGTTGCCCGCCTGCGTGCGGTTCAGAATAATGTCCTGCGCCGGTTCTGTGATTTCCACCCAGTCCACGCCCGCCACCCGCAGCACCGCCCCGTAAGACTCGCGGCGTACGCTGCGGCCCAGCTTTTTCTGGTCAGTCAGGTAGGTATCCATTGCGGCCTGCGCTGCCTCCAGGCACGGGCCTGCGGCCACGCCGTCAAACAGGTGCAGCGTGGCTTTTACCTGATAGTCAAATATCGATGCCGCCTGCACGGTCACGCGGTCTGCCACCGGGCGCACTTCCTCGGCATTTAACGCGACATTCACTGCGTTCAGTAAATCCGCCGTTGCCGCCCCGCTGTTGTCCCGGCTAAGTACCGTAATCAGCACCTCCGCCGGTGCCGGACTCGTTGCCGACACGTCAGACACGCGCCCGTCGGCACTCTTGGCGTAAAACTCATACGCCGCCGTCGGCCCCGCCACGCTCAGCCCCTCAAACGCCCCCGGCACGCGCAGGCGTAAATCGTCGTCGGACTCCATCACCGCCGCCACGGGCGGCACGGCGTCGGGGTTAGCCGGGCTGATGGTCAGGCGTTTAACGTTGTTGTTAGCCGCCAGCTGATCCAGATCGGTGCCGAGCGCATAGGCCACCATAACCGCCTGCGCGGCCTCGTTGATGCGCTGGCGTAGCAGGATTTCGCGGTAGACGTTTTCCTGCAGGCACTTGACCAGCGGATCGGATTCCAGCGCCAGCACGCTGCGCATGGCGGCCTGCTGCTCTGACGGATACAGCGCAATCAGGTTTTCTTTACGTTCGGCCAGCAGCGTTTCAAAGTCCGGCACCTCAATGACTTCCGGCGCGGGAAGCTGCGATAAATCAATCACTGTCACGATTCACCCCCGTTGGTATGGTCATTGCCAGCGGCGAGCCGTCGGCACGCTGTGCGTTTATCTCAACGACCATCGAACCGTCATAGGCCGTTGTGTAATTCACTGAAATCAGCCGGATGCGCGGCTCCCAGCGGCTAAGTGCGGTGTAGGTTGCCGCCATAACCTGCATACGGGTGACGCCGTTCTGCGGCTGGTCGATGAGCGCGGAAAGCATGGAGCCGTATTCACGACGCGCCAGGCGGCTGCCCTCCGGGGTCATCAGAATATCGCTGACGCTCTGGCGAATGTGGTCAACATCGGTCAGGGCTTTGCCGGTGTCGCGGTTCATGCCGAGATACATCACGCCGGGCCTCCTGATGTGTCATTGCCGGACTTAACGCCGCCGTGTTTATGGGTATGCACCACGACGCCGTTAGAACTCATATCACCGCCGCGCTGTGTGACTGTGCCGTTAATAGCCGTTTCACTGTTGAGGGTTGTTATACTGGCCTCAACGCCGAATGCCTCAGTTAACAGCTGAATGCCGTCCGCCGCTTCGATGCGCACGCTTTTGATGTTCTTTATCAGCAGCTGGCCGGTTGCCGGTTCGTACTGAAAAAAACCACCGTCGCTGTACTGCGTGGCGCTGCCGTTCTCTGAATTTGCAGGCGGCGGGAATGCATCGGAATAAATGGCGGGCAGTGCAAAGGCGGTTTCGAGGTTGCCGCCCATGCTCAGCAGCATGACCTGCTCACCCACGGTGGGCTGCCACCACGTGCGCGTGTTACCGGCGCGAAGGGTGAGCCAGCTAATCCAGTTGGTTTCGAGGTCGCCCGTTTTCACCCGGCACAGCCAGTTAACCGGATCGACGTCGGACACGGTGCCAGTGCGGATCAGGTTGGTGATGAGGCGCATGATTTCGGTAAGTTTTTCGTTCATAGTCCGAGAGTGCATCATTGCTCGGTATGTCGAAACGAACCTCTCTTGTAAGATGTTCCACACAATGATTTTTGGAAGTTTTTACAAATAAAAAGGCCAACCCTATGATTTTGTATAAATACACGGACATGAAAACTGCTGATCTCATAATTAAAAACGCGACTGTTAAGTTTTCAAAAGCCACCTCATTAAATGATCCTTTCGAGTTATCTGGCATGCATTACCACACAAAAAACCCTGTCGGAAATATGGATGCTAAATATCTTGTGGCATCTCAACTTCACGGAATCCTTTCACTAACTAGAAATCCTCTTAATCCTTTAATGTGGGCACATTATGGAAAAGGTAGAAAAATAAAAAGAAAGGATTGTCATGAGTGGGATTCTGGCAATCATTCACATGCAGGTTTAGTTTTCGGTATAGATGTAAATGAGGCCCAGCTTAATTGCAACCTGAATAATTTCTTACCTGCAAAATATGGAAGTGTAATATATACAGCTACCAAACCATCAGACCCATTTAAAGACTCCGAAAACTGGGATTTCCTACAAACTGACTTTTCTTTCAATTCCAGATACCTAGAGGCATTACAAAGAATATTTTTATATAAGTCTTCCCATTGGGCTTATGAAGAGGAGGTAAGGATTGTAAAGCACATTGCCGTACTAGATAACGAAATTTTTAAAATCGATTCCAGAAGTTGCTTTAAGGAAGTGTACATTGGAATCAGGAATTCCAGAGATTACAACTATCTAATATCAACCAAAAGAAAGATTAATAAACACCTTCCCGCCTGCTCAATCTTTGTTTGCGATTATGATCAATCGGAATGGAACTTCAGAAAACTAACCATAGAACAGGCTTTAAATAGATGCAAATAGCTTTTAGGCTATCCAATCAATAATTTCATCTTTTATGAATGATTCTGTTTCTTCATTTATACCCAGTAGTGGGCGCTCGGCGTATTTTACTATGATGCCGCGTTTGCTCACACGGTCACGCAGGCCGTAATGGTGCACACGGGCCAGACGCTGCACGGCAGGCACAAAAGCCACCTCGGCAGTGTCGCCCGTTGCTTTTGTTTTCAGATACTTTCCGGTTTTCAGCTTCACAAACATCTTGCGCTTAATCCGCCCCGGCTTTGTCCTGGCCGATACGCGGCGCGGTTTCCATGTGCTGCCGTCGGGCGCACGCTGTGCCGTCATGTTGTCCTGCTGAATCCGCCTGACGTCGCGCGCCACCTCGCGCAGCATCTTTTTGCGCTCAGCCGGTTCCAGCTTTGCCAGCAGCGCATCCAGCCAGGCGTCAACCTCGTGCAGATTATCCACGTTCCACCGTCCAGGCTTCCTCTGGCTCGTCCGGCTCCGGCACGGCTCTGACTTCTGTCACGCCGCTGACTTCCTCGGCAATAACACGCTCTGTAAGCTTTAAATTAATGCTGATATCACACGCACCGTTGCCGAGAATATCCACTTCAAACGTGCACAGCTGGTCGCGCTCAGTGGGATTCTGCAGCGCATCAGGCTGGTTGGTGCGCAGCCAGTACATCACCGCCGCCATCAGCAGATTTTGATCGCCGGTGAAGTCCGTAATGATGACGTTAAGCGTGTAGCGATATTCCCACGACACTGACGCGGCACTGGTGGCAACCAGCGCACCTCTGTCAACAAACAGGTGCAGCCTGTCGGGGTTCTCCTGCAGGTAAGCAACAGCGCTATTCAGGGCTTCGCGTAAGGACTGCGGCTTGTTCATCGTCTTTATCCTGACAGGTTACTATGGTGTCCACCTTGTCGGCGCAGGCCGCCCAGGCGGTTTCGGTTTCATCCAGCAGGGCCAGTAAATCGCCGTTAGTGCGCGCCGACGACGGCCCCAGCTGGCAGCGGGTTACTCTGGGACAGCCACTGACGGTAAGATTCACCTCCGGTGATGGCCGGTCGCTGGCGCAGCCGGATAACAGCATCAGGCAGAGGGGCATCACTCCAGCGGCGTAGGGTGTCATTTTCACGTTTCAGATCCTCAATCTGGCGCTGCCGCTGGCGCAGCAGTGTGTTGTTTTTCTCAGCCGCCGCATACAGCTGCGTCTGTGCAAGGTTGCTGCTCTGCGCCATGATGTTGACCGCCATCAGCTGGCTGTTTTTCTGGCTCAGCTTTTTATCCTTTGCGGCCAGCTCTGCCACCTGCGTGCCGATAGTCCTGTTTGCGCTGTGCAACTGCCACGACAGCAGCCCGGCAGTCACCAGCAGCAGCACAAAGCAGGTCACCACAACGGCGCGCATCATGATGCCGCCCCTTTCAGGCACCAGCTCAGCTCGCGCCCGCGCCGGTTATCCAGCCCCTGATTAAATACGCCTTTCACGTACACCCATCGCGGCAGCTGATAACAGGCATCTCGCCACTGGCTGGCCCTGATGAGTTTCACCATGGTTGATCCGCACACGTTGCCGGTGCCGACGTTAAACGCCAGCGACACCAGCGCGTCATAAACCTGCTGCGGCATGGAAACCGCCACGCAGCGCGCCAGTGCCGCCTCAACGCGTAACACATTGGTGATAAACGTCCCGGCGGCCTGCCGCTCGGTAATGCTTTTGCCTGGCACAACGCCCTGTGTGTTGCCGATCCCGTCGGTCCACACTCCCGCATCGCACTGGTATGGCTTGAGGCGGCATCCCTCGTAATCGGCAATCAGTTTCAGCCCCTCAACCGAGGTATGCAGCTGCTGAAAGCCCGGTAGTGTGGCGGCGATGGCCAGCACCGCGCCGACGGCGCAGCGTTTAACGGTTTGCAGATTCATAGTCCTCCCGTGTGATGCGCCCGCTTGCCAGTAACTGGTAGGTTTTGTACTTGTAGTACCAGCTGATTAGCGCCATGCCGATGCCGATGATCAGCCCGGCCCACGTTGAAACGTCTTTAACCGATAAGTCGCCCAGCCATGCCATAAAAACGGCTATCGACCAGGTGATAAACGTGCTGATTCTTTCCCACATGATTCAGTCCCATAGCTGCACGGTCTGCGCCGTGGCTGCGGGCGCAACGTCCGGCAGCTCGACCTCTAAACCGTGGGGTAAGGTGGGGCCGTATTCCGCCAGCCCCGGATTGGCCTGTAACAC